TGGCGTGCTTGAACGGCACAAACACCAGCACCTTCTTACTGCTCTCATCAATAACTTCTCGCAGTACCTTGTATCGGTGCTTGATATCAAACTCTAGTGCCTCTCCATCATCGGTGTAGACTGCGCCGGATGCGATTTGTAAGAGCTTACTCATAATGATGGCGGCATTAGCGGCGGTGATCTCCTCACCTGCGGCCTGTATAACAAGTCTCTGTTTGAGATCGTTGTAGTATTTGTTCTGCTGACGCGTCAGTTCCACCTCGCGCTTGGTGTACACCATTTCCGGCAGATCCAGACACTCTTCTTTAGTGAATCGTATGGCGGGTTGTAGTGCTTCGTACACTGTTTGCGTAGCGCTCTCTTTAGGCATCCACTTAAACTGCGTGACCTTGTGCATCACCATGTCACGGAAAGAACTAAAGAAACGCGGCACACCTGTGGGGTTTACCATCTTGGCTAGCCCGTAAGCATCGAGGGGCGACTGCGCGGCGGGTGTACCTGTCATCATCCAGAGCCACGTCTTGTCATTCAGTAGCTTGAACAGCGTCTTCCATCGTTTAGTCTGTGGGTTCTTATAGTGTGTCGCTTCATCAATGATGATGCAGTCAAACCCACCGTTCATGATCTCATCAAGTACGATCTCTACACCGTCATAGTTAATGACAACGTAGTCAGACCCTTCGTTAATGATCTTCTTACGTTTCTGCTTACTGCCGTAGGCAACTGACACAGTTCGGTGCATAGCAAAACTAAACAAGTCATTACGCCATGCACTATCCATGATGGATAGCGGACATATTATAAGTACCCGTTGTATTTGCTTTTGCTTCATCAAGAAGTCTGATGCCCAGATAGCCGAGGCAGTTTTGCCTGTACCCTGCTCGTTGAAGCAGAAAGCTCTCCGATTCATAGTGAGGAAAGCGGCTGTATCTTTCTGGTGGTCGTATGGCTTGTACTGGCCCGGCCAGTCGTAACGTCCTTCAATAGGTGAGGGCACGTTAATATTTAGATTCTTTAGGGTGTGTGCTTCGTCTACTCCCCAGTTAACAACAACTTGATTACCCGAAAGTTCCTGACTTTTCGGTAGCACCGTCGTCACTTTGTTTGGGTTTCGTAATCGTAGCAATAGAGCCTTGTTCTTTAATACTTGCACGGGGTTCTCCATATACACGACGCTCTTTTACTGGCGTGTGATTTTTTCTTTTAATCATTTGTATTTGTCTATTTGCAGACCGTACCAACATGGGTAGGTCTTCTAGCTGGAACTCATCAAGGTAGTTAGCGAACTCAAGAGCGAGGTTAGATGCCACCTCGTCCTCTCGATAACCCGATATCAGGAGAAGCCTTGTCCTCTCCCATACAACCAAAGGAAACGCCATTACTTGTTTCTCCGTGGCCCACGGCTCAAACGGCCACCATCTGCACGGTTGCGGCTTCGGCTTTGTACAGATACACCGTCCTTGTTAGACCCACCACGTGACAGCGGCTTCTTGTGCGCTACATCTTTACCCTCGCGCTTATCAGCCTTACCGTTGTTGTTAGCATCTTTACCTGTCTTATCCATCTTACGACGGGCACGTTGACGCTCCATACGATCTTCGTGTTCGCCGCGTGACTGCTGTAGCCTGTACTCTTTCTTGTAGTTACGTGCCATTAGTTACTCCCGTTGTGTACACATACTGTTACTGGACAGTGGCGCTTACATAACCCACTCGGTCGGGCATTCCACACGTTACGTTTCTCAGCCATCTGCATAATCGAGTAGATATTTGTCCACTTAGTCCACAGCATACCCGCATCGGAATCGGCGTAGCTATCTTTTACTAGGTCATTACTCACGACGAACAACAACCCAGCACGTACGTGCGTAATCTTTGGGTAGTGTGCGAACACCAACAGTGCCATCAACTCTAGCTGTCCCTTGTCAGCGTACTTCGCACTCTTACCTGTCTTGTAATCAATTACCCATGCCAACCCGTCTTCTTCGTTGATAATCAATAGGTCAGCAATACCTCGGTACCACACTTCTTTGTCGTAGAAGCTACACGGTAACAAGTTCTCAGTTACACCCAGCTTCTCTTCACACAGCTTCGCACCTTTCTTGGCGCTAAGTGAATCAAGCATGGCTTGCGCGTAGTCAAACATTTTAGGGAGTGGAGTGCCGTCTCGGATGTATTCCTCAGCGGCTGTATGGAACGCATTGCCGTAGCGAATAGCTTCAGTCTCAACGAACGGATACTCTTGGAGAATCTTCTCGTGATAGAACTGTTTAGGGCACTGCTCAAAGGCTTTCGCCTTGCTAAACGACCACGGCGCTATACTCACTCACAATCTCCATACGACCTACCTGTACCACTCTCGCAGTCGATAGGTAAACCTGCCGCCCATGTTGGGACTTGGCGCATACAATCTTCGATGTACGCTTGTGCTTCGTCCACCTCTTCGTCACGTACACAGGCCACAATCGAATCGTGAACTGTTAACACAACGCGGTATCTCTTGCTAATTTGTAGCATCTGCTCACCAATTATGCAACGCGCTACTGCTTGACACAGGTTCTCTGTAGCCTTCCCGCCGTAGATTCGAGTTCGGCCTCGACGGGTCTTGTAGCTGTACTCCAACCCGTTCTCGGTTTGTTCTGCTGATAAGTCGTTATACCGTAGCAACAACCCTGACGGTAATCTGACAGCACGTTCCGATCCCAACACTTCCAACACACCAGCCTTACCTACCTGCATAGTGTCACCGTTGGTCATGTAACGAATCATGTTCTGGCAGTTGCGCCACAAGTGGTTGATCTTCCAGTTGGACTCGCGATAAATGTTTATGATACGACGAGCCTCATCAAGCTCCACTTCAAACCCAAAGTTCTTTAGCTGTGCTTGGAACTTGACTGCGCCCATACCGTAGCCCGCACCGAGGATGGTGGTCTTACCTACAAACCGTTGATCTTTTGTCACGTCCGCTTCGTCGCAACCATAAATCCGCGAAGCCATCTTTACGTAAACGTCTTCTCCTGCGTCAAATGCCGCTGTGAGATCGTCCTGCTCTGCCAGCCATGCCAGCACTCGTGCCTCGATCTGTGCACTATCCGCATCAATGAGGGTAAAACCTTCGGGAGCTAAGATACTTTTCTTTAACTTCTTACCGTTTGGCCCACGACTAGGTAGGTTCTGCATGTTGATCTTGTCATCACCACCCCAGCGTCCGGTGTGTGCGGCGTAATAACGTACGGGTACGGGCAACGTGCCACGTTTACCTATATCGATGAACCTCTGCGTGCGCGTCTCTTCCAAGGTACTTTTGTTACCTAGCCTCGCGGCTACCACTGCTTGGACACGTGCGTCCTCGTGGTCAGACAACGCCTTGAAGTCTTCATCAGATTTAGCGAACGCATAAGTTTCTTTACCTGTGGTTGCACTGATCTTCATGGGCGGCTTCACACCTAACCCCTCAAGCACTTCGGCAAACTTAGGGTTAGACATGAGATCTTCTTTAGACACATTTGCCGACTCAAGTAACTGATCCTTCTGCTCCTTGGTATCTTCAAGGTGCTGTTCGAGAAGGCCGATGTCCAGATCCAACACTGGTTCAACAAACATACGTAGCGTGCAGTCAATTAACTGTAGCTCCTGCTTGGGGAACCCTTTACGCATAAAGATGTTAAAGAGTTTGTAGGTCAGCTCGACGTCGTTGATACAGTAGTCACCGTACTGCGAAAGCTCCTGTGCGGTGAAATCGGCACGGCGTTTACCTAATGCGTTTAGAACCTCGGTCCCCTTAGCGCCGATCTGATATCGTTCAGATAACGCCTTGAGACTTCCGCCAGCATCAATCCCATGTAAAGCACGGGCGATACAAAGAGTGTCAGCGTAAACCCGAGGATGAACATCAAAAAGCCAAGAAAGAATAGCGCCATCAAACATAGTGTTATGAGCGAGTAACATACTATCCGCCCAATTGAAGGTGTGTAGGTATCGCTTAATATCCTCATGTGTGCCACTCGCCCATTCAGTGCTTCCATTGTTAACCTTTACACCCACACCAATGACTTCAAATCGCGGGGCACGAATGTATTCTTCGGTCGTCATCTTCGATAGAGAAAAGTCTCTGTCGTAGTACGTCTCGAAATCAAGAGTGATCAGGTCCATTACTTGGTCTCCGTGTAAAGACCTGTAAGACGCATAAACTTCTTAACCAGTCTTTTCCATCGCACCGTCAATTTCCTGCCAAGTCTCTGCCATGCGGTACGCTTAGGTTTTAAAGACTCCGTTGTCTCCGAAACGTGTTTAGTTATAGCTTCAGCAGTTGCCCGCTTCGCTTGCTCCTCTTTAACAATCTTGTATGCGTAGCCATACGAAACACCGACCATCTTTGAAACTGTGTTTGGACTTGCGTCGGGGTCTTGCTTTAAATAAGCACGAATCATCTTTGCTTTGGTCATTGCTGTTCTCCTATTGTTTCTATAGTTTGGTTTTTAAAATCGATACCACTGAATTTTTGATACTCTTCAAGGCTTCGGACAGTGCCTAGTCCGTAGTGCTGTATGTCTACCTCTTCCGCATCGCCACCTAACATAGATCTAACTCGTTGTTTAGATGTCTTGTCGGCTACACGCCAGTCTTTGTGGTCATTAAAGTGTGTTTGTCTGCCTTTTCTATCCCAGAAGTGATAAAGCACTAACTTGTTTGGGTGGTAGAAGTCCCATCCGTTTGTCCAAAGCCGAACAGTTAATGATATTTCTTCCCCGAAAAAATATAGGTTCGGGTCGTAAGGCACCTCTTCCATGTACTTTGCCCTACCAAAAATAAAACATGCTCCGCACACAGTGCCTTTTATCAAGGAGTACGGTGCTTCTTCGATAGGCATGGAATCCGATGTAAGTAAAAGAACACCCTGTGGAGAAAATTCTTTCGGTCTCATTTTAGGTAAACGAGTTTTCGTTAGGTTCATTGGAGGTTCATACGCGGGTGGGTACGTGGTTAACAAAGGTTTGTCTGAATCGCATTCAGCTAACATGTTAATTAGTGTTTCGTCCCATCCTTTTTCGAACCGCATGTGGCTGTCAATTTGAAGTGCGTAGTCTTCTCCTTTGTAAAGTTGTTGTGCTTTAGCTCTGGCCCAACACACTCCTTGGCTAGTTGCCGCATCATGATGCTCCACAGTTATTTGAGGGAACATCTTTCCAAAATAAATCATGCTGTCGTCATCTGGCGTGACTCCCTGCCAGACAATACCTATGTTCACTCGCTCTGGATGTTTCGCCTTACTTATCAGGTCAAAACACGTTGCTTCGAGTTCAGGGTCTCTGTATGCGGCTATCTGTACGAATATGGTTTCCACTTTGCGCTCCAAAAAGCTATACGCGACCGGCAAGGTCCGGCGTTATATTGATACCAGTTGTCACAATCTGGTGGGGTCGAGGTCTGCGTCAAGCTCAGGGTGGTAGGCATCCTGTTCACTCGCTTGCGCCAGCAACCCGAGCGACTCATCGTCGGCATCGGTCAGGCCATACACAAAGAACCCATCAGGTGTAAACGCTTCAAACGTCAGCCCGTCAGGACGCAGTCGGTAACGATCGTCGCCTGCAATGACCCAACCATTCTCGGCGTATGCCTCTGGTGGAAACTTATTAAATTCCATTTGTCCTCTCCTCCAAGACACTCAGCACATCGTCGATGTTGGTTTCATTTATGACTAACGCTATGCCGTGGTTTAGTTTTATATCATTCAGATTCTTTTCTTGCAATGGGGTAGGCGTATTTTTTCCTGCTTTACATTCGATGCCAAAGAACAACCCTTTGTAACATCCAATGATGTCAGGGACACCGCTCTTACCGTATCCCCCGGTAACCGGATAAAAGTAATAAGCCCCTAACGTCTTCAGGTGTGTCACCACTTTCTTCTTTACTTTTGCTTCGGGCGTCATCGCCATGACTCTCTCCATTTTACGAGTTAGGGAATTCCCTAACTTCTTTTTTACGGGCACAAAAAAAGGGAGCCGAAGCTCCCTGAACGTCTCACACTACTAAGACCGGTACACCCAGAAGGTATCCTCATCTATGCGCCGCCCCACATCTGACACGGCTTGCATAGGTGGCTTTACCTTGAGCATATTTAGTACAGACAGCTTGCGCTGTATCCACTCGGGCAACTCGTCCACCGAATCGTATGCTCCCTCTACTGCCACGTCAACACCTTCCATACCAAAACATGAGACTAAGACACTTTTCGTATTAGGGTATATCACGACGCGGTAGATGTTATCATCGTGTGGTAACAAGTTATCTACAATGCGTTCCATTTCCTCCAACGCTTGAATCGGAACAACGTTACTCTGCGAGGACATAGTAGATACCACCCCCCACACTGACACCCACACCGTCCACGAAGTCTTCGCTGTCTAGCATTTGCAGTACAGCAAGTTTACGTGTGATCTCCTCGGGCAACATGTCCTCGGTGAACCTGCTGTACTGCTCGTTGATCTCGGCACTGTACGGGTTGACCTGCGTACCTTTGACCACATCGAACACATTCTTACCACGCGACTCGTATGTCATCACACAGTAGAACGGAATGTTCTCGACTGCCGAATCACCCATGACCTGATCAGCGTGCACCATAGCGCGAACATCTGACCCGAACTGTGGATCTAAGAACTCGTGCCCCATGTCGAGCAAGTGCTTGAGCTCCTTGAATAGTCGCTTGTTATTCTGCCTAACGTTGCCATACATACTTGTCACGATATCCACCACCTTAGTTGCCGTCTCGTTTGCACCCTTGCGTACCTTGTCGAACTCCTCCCGAATACCTTTCTCAAGGACACCAGACTTCACGCCAGCCAACATAATCGGCGAAGGTCGGCGCAAGTACGTCTTAGCGTTTTTGATGGCGGTGCCGATGTTGGTGGACGACTTGGTGTTGCGGTTACTGTTACCGTTACCGTACTTGTCGTTAGTGATAGCCCACGAGTGCACGTTGTATGTCGGCTTCCAACCACCTGTTTTGTTGTCTCGGATATCGCTGTACCCAATCCACCCGATGGCCCAAGGACAGTCGTCACGTAACACCCATGAAGACGTTCTGGTGCGTTGCACAAACGTGATACCTGAGTCACGTGAACATAATGCGTCACCTACATCCTGCGTGAACTGTCGGAACATATCACGGTCATCCTCGTCACCAAACCCATCGAACTTCCATGACTCCGTCGCTTGATCCCTGCACTGTTGTGCTGATACCCATTTAAAGCTCATTGTTCTCTCCTCGTTTTATGAGTTAGGGAATTCCCTAACTTCTTATCCGTTGCGTACTTTGTCGTACGCGTTTTTGATTACCTCGACCTCACGCTTGGCGGTCTCGGGTGTTAGCTCGTCGTGATTCAACTCACCCCGCACGAGTAGTGCGTTGCAGTGGTCCCTCACGATCTTGTCGATGATTGCAGTTGCGAATGCGTATTCCATTATAGGTCTCCAGATTGTATGTTTACGTGCTTACCTGTGTCAGGCTTTGCTGTTTTGTTGTCGAGGATACACCATAACACGGGGCAGTCCCATTGACCCCATGATCCCCAGACGTACCCATCGGTCAACACCACACACGCTTGGGGCTTGATACTCTCATCACGCATGTAGTTAGGGACACACTCGACATTGGTACCACCACCGCCGATAGGCTTAGTCGCCTTGGGTAGATCGTCAAGCTCGTGCATATCGTATGTCTCGTTACCACGAACCCGAGAGTCCCAGTACAAAACACGTACGCGTTCAGGCGAGAGCGATTGACAGATTTGGTGTATCTCACTCATAAAGAGTGTCAACTCACGTTGTCCAATAGACCCTGACGTGTCAATGGCTATGACTAGCTCACCCACTTGGTCGTTGATACCGCTTGGCATGTAATACCCCGATGATACGTAGCGCCTGTTAGGACGGGACCATGTACTGTAGTCACTACCCGCGCACGTTGTGTTGATGAACTCGCGCAATACCTCACGCCAATTGATCTGTGCTTCGAGCAAGTCACCGAACCGATCACGCTCTGAGCCGTCGCCAATCTTGCCAGCAACCATCGCACCCTGACGTATGGCCTCGTCGATGTCACGTGCAAGCTCGCGCTTGTCGTCGTCGGTCAACTCTTGTGCACCCTCCCAGTCGTGCTCGTCGAACCCTCCATGCGTATTGACTCCAGTGGCAACGTTGGTATTGGTACCTGAACCGTCCGCGTTTTGATCATCTGATGAGTCGTTATCACATAGATGTTTGAACACGCGCGCCTCGTCCCAACCACGGTACTCGTAGTCGCGACACCCTTGGGATGGCATGACAGCGAACCCGTCGGTGTTGTCGTCACTGATCTTGATGTTGATCACATGGTCACACGCGACGTTGGCAAGCTGTGCGTCCTTCTTGTACATCCACTCCCACGTGGTGAGGTGTTTGTACAACTTGTGGTACACCTCGTGCAGTATCAAGAACCGAAGCTCCGCATCGTTGAGTGAGTCAACAAACGCACGTCCGTAGGTTTCATCGCGTCCGTTGGTACATGCGGTGGGCACTGTGTCAGACACCGTACGCTCACCGATCATGATCACACCAGCCAACGCCACATACTTAGGGTTGTTGACGATATCGTAAACAGCCTTGCTCACACGTTGCTCGACTGTCAGTTGTTTACCAATAGATAGCATGTCGTTCTCCTGTTAACGAGTTAGGGAATTCCCTAACTACTTCTTGTCCGCCGCGAACATGTGGTTGTTAGCCATCGCCCAGTCGGTGAACTTGCGATTAGTCATGATGATCTTGCGGTGTGCGTATGTGTCACGCGTCACCTGTCCACCGAACAAACCCTGTGCGCTAGCGTCGAGTCGGTCGAGGTATGTCATCCACTGGTCAACCCAGTCAGCCGACATCGTAGCCAATGACCTGTAAACAACCATGCACACAGCCGCCGCACTGTCAGGAACCTTGGCACCTAGCGGGTCATCCTTGATGGATTGGAGCGAGGGTAGCTGATCGGCCAGCTTCACAAACGCCATGAGGTCCATCGCACCACGATCACCGATAGTACCCATGAGTAAACTTGTCAGGGTCTGATCATCGAATAGGTGACGTTGCTTGAGCCAGTCACTGGTCGCCTCAAGCGAGCGAGGTGTAACAAACGCCGCACGTTGCGCCCGTGGGTGGTAGATGTACGGGTTGTCGTCAGGGTCTTGGACATCCTCGAACCCAGCGAATAACTGCGGGTTGTCCTTGCACCAGCCGAGTACAGTCGGGTCGATGTTGTTGTTGATGCCCCACTCGATCCACTCGACGTTGCTGGATTTACGTAGCGTCACCACCGTTATGCGGTTGCGCGCGTGTGGTGGTAACAAGTCACCGACACCCTCAGCCCCGAGGTTAGTGGTAGCAAACACAATCGAGTCAGGGTGTAGCTCGTAGCCGCCGACCTTGCGCTCTAACATCACACGCAGTAACGCGTTCTTGACTGCGGGGTTAGCCTTGCCGTACTCGTCGATCATCAGGATTATCGGCTTGCCGTGGTGCAGACCCAGCTCCTCATTGGTAGCAAATTTGACGAAATCGGCGTCGTCGAGTGTCGCCATCTTGGGGATCATGATGTCGCCCAGATCCTTGGTGGTACAGTCGAAGTAACACGGTACGTGGTTAGGTAGTGTGTCTGATAACGTGTTAAGTAGTGACGACTTACCTGTACCCATGTGACCCTGTACAAGGATCGTTCGATCGGTACCACCATGCTGAATAGCAGTGGCAACTTGGCTTAGGTTTAGTGCATACATATTTTGTGCGTTCATTGTCATTCTCCGTGTTAGGGAATTCCCTAACTTATTAGTAGTGTGTTTGTTGGTTATCGCGCAATCGCTGGTGGCTCACTTGTGATGAACCGTCCGACCGCTTTGGTTTCAGCCCACTCACGCGCTTGTTCCAGCGTGCGAATTGAACTCGTGTAGTCGCTGTCCTCGCTACTATGGCGAATGCAGTAACACTGCTTACCGTCTGAGTCATACACAAAGATGTCAGACCCTGCGTGTGACTCGATAAAATCCTTCATCGGGTGTTGGCAATGGTTGGTGTGCAACATAATCGGCTCCTTAGATATCGAGTGATGGTAGAGACTTGATGGCACTGTCCACAGCACGCTTAGTCTCAGCACGTAGGAACGCGTCATCACGTAGTGCGTCCGGTGTCACCCCACGAAGCGCATCCTCAAGCTGTAGCCGCATAGCTGACATCTGAGAGTCACCGGTCACGTTGCACACGTCGAGCAAGTCCACCATGTCGAGCACGTTGTCCACGAGCGAGTCACGGAATATCTTTTTCTTCTCGTGGTCACCGTAGTCGAGACGCTCTGACATCTTAGTGAGTGAGTCATACACACGATGCCACACGTCAGACATGGCCCGCTCCAAGAACCCGCTGTACTGCGCGTTGTAGTGGTCGACCAACTGATCACGCGCGTCGTTACCTACGTCAACACGAAAGTCCCCCGCGTCAGGTAGCGGTAAGTAGTTAATACGAAACCCGAACTTAGATGCGATGGAATCGGCAGAGGGGTAATCGTCACGGCTGAACAACGCACCTAAACGTGCTTGGGCTTGGCTGATCTCCCACTCGTACGCGCTGATGAATACTTGAGCCAAACGCTCGAACTCGTTTTGGAAGTCGGTCATCGCGCTGTGGTATTTGGCATACATGGCGGTAGGTAGTAGGCGCATACCTGTATCAGACCACGGCATGGTCATCGAGTAGTGAATGTTACGTGCGTTAGCCGCGAACTTTTGAACGGCTGTTAACTCGTCACAGTTGCCTAGCAGTTTCTTGTGCACGTTAGCGATACCGGAGTCGGCACCGTTGGTCCGTGTCACGTCAGTCGATGCACGCTTGTCGAGCTTGCGCCCTGTCCACGTAGAGAAGCTGACCTCCACTAGCATTGCAGAGGATGCAATCGAAGGTGTTGATGGTGCATTAGCAAGTGGCGCTGTTTCGTTAGTAGAAGTTAGGGAATTCCCTAACACGTTAGATTGTGTGTCGTAGTGTTGCATTGTCGTTCTCCGTGAATGTTTTAGTAGTGGGTGCTGGGAGCCGGTAACGAAAGGCGTGTAAACGTGTTACACGAAGAGGATCTCCCGCCCGAACTCCCAGCCTGTATAGTATCTCATAAGTGACAGATAATGTCAAGTTATTACAAAACGTGGGTAGAAGTGTAATGTTCTGTTGTATTGTGTATTGTTCTTGTAATGTTCGTTTTTGAAATGGTGTAAGTTTTTGATTTACAAGTAATGTTCTAATGTTCGCTTTTTGACGGAGATAAGAGCTACCCTGAGAGGGTCCTCTCGATCTCTCAGAAAACGAACAATAGAATTAGTGTTACGTTTACAGAAGCGTGTAATTTTCTAAAAAACGAACATTATAGATAGATTGATAGATTGATAAGATATGTAACATTTTGATAGGCAAGAATTGTCAACCTTGCGCGTCCGCGCTCATCATTTGCCACGAAAATATAATGTTCGCACATGCTCTAAAAAAAGCGAACATTAGCCGAACATTACGAACATTACCGCGAACATTACAAAAGAAAAAACGAACATTGTGTTTTTGTGTCACGACGTGCTAACACGTGCTTATACATGACAACACATCAGGCTGGGGCTCGGCGCGACTCCTTTAACTGGCATCATGACAAGTTAGGGAATTCCCTAACTCTTAATCCGGGAACAAACCACATTGCGCACACGTGATAACACGTGAGGCTCGGCGCGACATCATTAACTGGTCTCACAGGGCGCGGCGCGATGGGGCTCGGCGCGACACAATTAACTGGTCTCAAACGGCAGACACAAAAAAACCCGCCGAAGCGGGTTGGTGTTAACGTGCATTTATGTAGCGGGCCAGTGAGTCGATACCGGTCAGTAGGGATACACTGAGCACTGCCGATATCAGAGCGGTGACCCACATAAAATTTAGCAGTGCCATCATGGTAGATAGAACAGACACTGCCGCGAATACAATTAAGATAATCATTAATACAAACATAACGTGTCGCCTCAAAAGGAAAGGGCCCCGAAGGGCCCGATGGGTTAGATAGATCGGATGATCTGCTCGGCCAGTGCCTTGATCTCAGCAGGGCGGAAAGTAGGTGACTCGATGTTTTCACATACCTTAATGATGTCCTGCGCGGCATCGCGGATGCGGACATCGGGAGCGCGGGGAGCCTTTTGTTCTTTTGGCTCATTCTCACCTAGGCGGCGATCAATGGCGTTCTTGATGTCTTTTATCTTGGAGCCAATTTTCTGACTCGTACGTCTGCGCGGTTCTTTTTCATCATCACTTACCGCACCTTTTGGAATTGCCAGTAGTCGCTTCTCAGCGGCTGAGAATGTGCTAACCACTACTTCTTTTAGTGCTATCCATGTTTCTTCAGTGGCTAGCGATCCCTGCGTTTTAGGGGAGACAAAGTGAAGCGCGGCAGTCGAACCTAATTCAGCCACTGCGATGTCTGCGAGTTTGGCCATCGCACGATTAGCGCGGTCGCCCGTCTTAAGTACATCAACGATCGCAGTGCTCATTGCCGTGTTGTAGAACACGGGCTTAGTTGTTGAATTGTTCATGTCATATATCCTCTTGTTATGACGAAAGTGAAATGCCCGTGGGGTTTCCCCCGAAGGCAGGACCATTAAACCGTATCATGTGATAACAAATCAAGGGATAACCTGACAAGTTAGGGAATTCCCTAACTAAACGTGGCAAATCGTGATATCCGATGGGGTACTACCCCCCTATGACCCCGACGTCAGCAACGCGTAGCCATCAACGTATATATTACTAATCTCCACAAACTTAGAGTCCATTTTTGAGTTGGAGCTCCCCCACCCCCTCTATATAGGGAACACCCCCCGTCTCTTTTAAAATCGGCGTAGCAAAAATTTTTTGCGTAAAAATTTTGAGTTTGGTATAAATTGCCACCAACGGTTAACAAACCTGCGGAAACAGTATGTCTCTAGAGATCGAACCTGAAGTCGGTGTAGCGATTTCAGAGAAAGCTCCTAATCTTGACCTTCGGACTCGTGTAGAAGCCGCGAGTGCTACTGCCGCTATGCTTTCGGAGCACGGGTTGGAGGTTGAACCGACCGCAGAAGACAACGATATTGCCGCCAAATTGACCTTGGCCTACGCAGATGACCCCGACAAGACGTCTAAAAAGGTGAGTGCCAAGCGTGCATCGTCGTTACCCCCTGCCGCATTGATGGCAACACACGGAATATTGACCCAGTTCGGCCATTCAGTGGTTGAAAGTGCCACCCAAGTGCGTCATTTGGTGACCAACAAGCTAATTGAAGAGACTGAGAACCCTGACCCACGCGTCAGAATCCGTGCATTGGAGCTGTTGGGTAAGATTTCGGACGTAGGTCTGTTCACAGAGAAGGCTGAAGTCACCATAACTCACAAAACAACGGACGAATTGCGCGAGAGCCTGCGTGCAAAGCTAGAAAAAATCATAAAACCCGACGAAGAAGCCGAAGATGCGGTCATTATTGACGGCGATTCCATCGATGTGGACGAAGAATTGGGGTTAACGGATGGCTGAACCAGCGTTGGACTTCTCAGACGAGGACATACAGACGCTATTAGACAATCTGGAGGCGTTTTCCGCCGACGAGATCGCTGAAATAGAGAAAATCACGGGTGAATTGTCCGCGAGGAAGGAGAATAAGGCCGCATACAACGATCTGATCGCGTTTTGCCAGCTTATGATGCCTGAGTTCATCGTAGGTAAGCATCACCGGATACTGGCAGACATGCTGATGGCGATCGAATCGGGCGATAAAGACCGTGTTTGCGTCAATATACCCCCTCGCCACGGCAAATCTCAGCTTGTTTCTATCTTCTACCCAGCGTGGTTTTTGGGTAGAAATCCCAATAAAAAGGTCATGATGGTGTCCCACACCACGGATCTGGCCGTGGATTTTGGCCGGAAAGTACGTAACCTAATTGCTACGGATCAGTATAAAAGTGTATTTCCTACCACGTCACTCGCACAGGATAGTAAGTCAGCAGGTAGATGGAACACGAACGTCGGCGGCGAATACTACGCGTGTGGTATTGGTAGTGCTCTTGCTGGTCGCGGTGCCGATTTACTTCTGGTCGATGACCCTCACTCTGAGCAAGACGTCATCAATGGCAACTTCGAGGTATTCGAGAAGGCATACGAGTGGTTTACCTTCGGTGCTAGAACCCGTTTGATGCCCGGCGGACGGGTAGCCATTATCCAGACACGCTGGCACATGGACGATCTGACAGGGCGTGTGACAAACGACATGTCTAAGAATGCGCGTGCTGACCAGTACGAGGTGGTGGAGTTCCCTGCGATCCTAGAGGTTCAGAACAAGAAGACGAAGAAGTACGTCGAGAAACCCCTGTGGCCTGAGTTCTTTGACCTTGAGGCGCTCCTGCGTACCAAGGCATCTATGCCGACGTTCCAGTGGAACGCGCAGTATCAGCAACAACCCACCGCAGAAGAGGCGTCAATCGTCAAACGTGAGTGGTGGAACATGTGGGAGCAGGACAATCCGCCTCCGTGTGAGTACATTATTATGTCGCTGGACGCGGCGGCAGAGACCCATAACCGTGCCGATTACACCGCACTGACGACGTGGGGGGTGTTCCTCAACGAGGAGACTAGCGCCTATAACGTCATCCTGCTGAACAGTATTAAGAAGCGGATGGAGTTTCCTGAGCTGAAACAGATGGCGATGGAGGAGTATCAGGACTGGGACCCCGATGCGTTTATTGTGGAGAAGAAGTCTGCTGGTACGGCGTTGTATCAAGAGATGCGACGGATGGGCCTGCCTGTGTCAGAATACACACCGCACCGTGGCTCAGGTGATAAGATGGCACGGTTGAACTCTGTTGCGGACATTGTGGCGTCAGAGTTAGTGTGGGTACCACCGACGCGGTGGGCGGAAGAAGTGGTAGAAGAAATTGCTGGATTTCCGTTTATGAGCCATGATGACCTCGTGGACTCAACGGTGATGGCCCTGATGCGATTCAGGCAGGGAGGATTTATCCGCTTGCCCACAGACGAACCAGATGAACCACGGTACTTTAAACGTCGAAGTGGCGGGTATTATTAAGAGGCTAGGACATGGCTATAGAAAAAGGAATGTACTCCGCGCCAGAAGGCATGGATGAGATCGCTGAACAGGAAGGGTCTGAACTAGAAATTGAGATCATTGACCCTGAAGCGGTCATCCTCGACGACGGGTCGATGGAGATTACCTTGATCCCTGATGCGGGTATTGAGGATATGATGGCGTTTGACATCAACCTTGCCGAGGTACTGGACGAATCACATCTACAAGAGATATCGAGTGAGCTGACTGGCCTGATTGAGTCAGACATTGACGGTCGTAAAGAGTGGGCTGATACCTTTGTAAAGGGTCTGGATGTGCTGGGCTTTAAGTACGAAGAGCGTACTGACCCGTGGGAAGGCGCGTGTGGTGTCTATTCTACGATCTTGGCGGAAGCGGCTATCCGGTTCCAAGCCGAAACCATGTCAGAGACGTTTCCTGCCGCCGGTCCTGTAAAAGTTAAGATTCTGGGGGAAGAGTCTAAAGAGAAGGAAGAGGCCGCTCAACGCGTTAAAGCGGACATGAACTACGAGTTGACGGAGCGAATGGTCGAGTACAGACCTGAGCACGAGCGACTCTTATATAGCCTAGGACTCTCTGGTTCGGCGTTTAAGAAGGTTTACTACGACCCCAATATGGGACGTCAGGCCGCTATCTATATTCCCGCAGAAGACGTTATCGTGCCTTACGGCGCAAGTCACATCGAGACTGCGGAGCGTGTAACGCATGTTATGCGTAAGACTAAGAACGAGTTGCGTAAGCTACAGGCGGCTGGGTTCTATCGTGACATCGAGCTGAACGAGCCACAGCCCTACCACTCTGATATTGAGGAGCGTAAGGCAGAAGAAGGTGGGTTCTCGCTCACAGATGACAACCGCTATGCGTTGTATGAAGTGCACGTGGACATGGTCATTGAAGGTCTGGATGACTCAGAGGACGACATCGCCAAGCCGTACGTGGTGACTATCGAGCGTGGTAGCGGTGAGATCCTAGCGATACGCCGAAACTGGAACGAGATAGACCCGCTACAGCTCAAGCGTCAGCACTTTGTACACTACGTTTACGTCCCCGGATTTGGCTTCTACGGCCTTGGATTGATCCACATCATCGGGGGATACGCCAAGGCGGGAACGTCGCTCATACGGCAGTTGGTGGACGCTGGTACGCTGTCTAACCTGCCCGGTGGACTCAAGTCTCGTGGCCTACGAATCAAGGGTGATGACACACCGATAGAACCCGGTGAGTTTAAGGACGTTGATGTACCCAGCGGCTCTATCCGTGACAACATCATGCCACTTCCCTACAAGGAGCCAAGTCAGACACTGCTTGCGCTTCTGAACCAGATTACGAACGAAGGGCGTCGTCTGGGTGCTATCTCTGACATGAACATCTCTGACATGTCGGCTAACGCGCCTGTAGGCACAACCCTCGCGCTCCTAGAGCGAACTCTCAAGCCAATGGCGGCAGTACAGGCACGTGTCCACTACGCCATGAAGCAAGAGTTCAAGATGCTCAAGGAGATCATGGCGGAGTACGCCTCGCAGGAGTACGGCTATGAGCCGATCCGTGGTGAGGTGAGCGCGCGTCAGATGGATTATGCGATGGTGGATGTTATCCCCGTCAGCGACCCGAACTCATCCACTATGGCCCAGCGAGTCGTACAGTACCAAGCGGTATTGCAGATGGCACAAGCCGCGCCTCAGATCTACGATCTGCCACAGCTACACAGGCAGATGATCGAGGTACTAGGCGTCAAAAACGCCGACAAGCTGGTCCCCACAAAGGACGACGCAAAACCGACCGATCCGGTCAGCGAAAATATGGACGCACTGACGGGCAAACCCCTACGTGCGTTTATCTACCAAGACCATCAAGCTCACATCGCGGCGCATACATCCTTTATGCAGGATCCCTCGATTGCGGCTATGATCGGACAAAACCCTCAAGCCAAGCGAATCATGGCGTCTCTACAAGCGCACATCGCGGAACACCTTGGGTTCAAGTATCGCCAAGATATCGAAGAGAAGTTGGGGGCACCGCTCCCACCACCCGGCGAAGAGCTACCAGAGCAGATCGAGGTGGAGTTGTCGCGCCTCGTAGCTGATGCAGGCGCACAGCTCATGCAAGGTAACAAGCAGAAAGCCGCCGCGATGCAAGCGCAACAGCAAGCCAAAGATCCGGTCATGCAACAGAAGCAGGCTGATTTGCAACTCAGAGCGCAGGAAGTCCAGCGCAAGGCCGCGAAAGACCAGCAAGATTCTCAGCTCAAACAAGCTGAACTGCAACGCAAAATGCAGAAGGATCAGATGGACGCCATGTTGGATGCAGAGAAGCTCAAACTGGACCAACAAGAACTTCAGATGGACGCGCAACAAGATGCCGCGCGGCTCGATCTTGAATTAGCGAAATTATCGGATCAACCAAAATGAGGTGAGTAATGCCTAAAACCGTCTTTGACGTGCTTACAGATAAAATCGACGAGCAAGTCTCGTCTGCACATACTTTCGTAGCGGGGGGTGTCCCACAAGATTACGCCAGCTACAGAGAAGTTGTTGGACTTATTCGGGGTCTGGAGTCCGCAAAATTAATCATAGAAGACCTCTCGCGTAACTTTATGGACAATGATGATGACTAACACTCAGCCGCTAAAATTGCCTGATGCTCCAAAGAAAGAAATCTCCGATGCTGAATGGGAACAACAACTCCCAAAACCTGCCGGATACCGCTTACTTATCGCGCTACCTGAAGTAGAAGAGTTCTACGACGGGGGCCTTCTCAAGACCACCAACTCCAAGCAAAAGGAGTACATCCTATCGATTATGGGTATTGTCGTAGACATGGGTGAAGGTGCTTATGGGGATAAAGAACGGTTCCCTGAAGGTCCGTGGTGTAAGGAAGGTGACTACGTGATGTTTCGTATGAACACCGGCACACGGTTCACGGTCAATGGCAAAGAGTTTCGTTTGATGAACGATGACTCTATTGAAGCCGTAATTCCTGATCCCCGTGGGATCATGGCAGTATAGGAGATAGACAATGCCTTTTCAGAAAGTAGAGTTCGAGTTTCCGCATGATGAAAACGGAAGCGAGAAAAATTTAACTATCGAGGTCGAGGGTTCAAGTGCAGAGACCATTGATACTAAAGGTAAAAAACCTGAAGCACCGGCTCCAAGCGAGGCGGATTCTTCTGATGACGGATTTGAGATTGAGGTGGTTGACGATACGCCGAAGGCCGACCGCAACCGAAAACCTTCAGATCCGCCCGAAGATGTTACGGACGAAGAACTTGAGGATTACTCCGAGAAAGTTCGGCGACGTATTCAACACTTTAGCAAGGGATATCATGATGAGCGTCGAGAGAAAGAGAAGGCGCTTAGAGAACGTGAAGAGCTAGAACGGTTATCTCAACGCCTTGTTGAAGAGAACAAGAAGCTCAAGGATAGTGAACACAAGAGTCAGACGGCTCTGCTTGAGAACGCCAAGAAGTCGGCTGAAGCAGAGATCAATGCCGCTAAACGCGCTTACAAACGTGCGTACGATGCGGGTGACTCTGACAAGGTTTTGGCGGCGCAGGATAGGTTGTCAACAGCAAAGATCAAGGCTGATAAGCTCGAAGAGTTTAAACTGCCTCAAGAAGAGTATACGCTACCCGTTGATAGTCCTGAGCAGGAATCTGCTCCACAGCCTATCCAAATTGACGAAAAGACACGGACTTGGCAAAAAGAGAATCCGTGGTTTAATGAAGATGAAGAAATGACAAGTTTCGCCCTAGGGTTGCATAATAGGCTTGTCAAAGAGGGTGTAGACCCTCAAACTGACGATTACTACGAGCGAATTAATACTCGTATGCGAGAGGTATTCCCCGAGAACTTCGAGGATGAACCGGAGGTAAGACGAAGATCCAACAATGTGGTTGCCCCCGCTACGCGGAGCACAGCGCCTAAGAAAATTAGGCTCACGCAAACACAGTTAACGTTGGCAAAACGCTTGGGTCTTACCCCAGAACAGTACGCCAAACAGGTTGCATTAGATATGAGGAAACAATGATGGCTGAGAATCGTATAGACCGAGAGCTTAAATCTCGTGAAAAGACGACCCGCAAAAAGGCTTGGACGCGCCCCGAGGTACTACCCTCACCTAATCCCGAGCCGGGGTATGAATTCCGCTGGATAAGAGTCAGTTCGCAAGGTACGACTGACGCCACAAATGTTTCTTCCAAACTGCGTGAAGGTTGGGAGCCAGTAAAGGCTTCAGATCATCCAGAAATTACGTTGGTCACCATTGAGAACGATAGGTTCAAAGACAACGTTGTGATTGGTGGTTTGTTACTGTGCAAAGCTCCAGTCGAACTCATCGAAGAACGTACTGACTACTACAAACAGCAGACACGTTCCCAGATGGAATCTGTAGACAACAACCTCATGCGAGAGAACGATCCTCGTATGCCTCTCTTCCATGAGAGAAAGACGAAGGTCACTTTTGGTAACGGAACTTAATATAGGAGCTTAAAATGGCTTATCCTACTGTAAGTGGTCCTTATGGACTTGTTCCGGTAAAACTGTTGAGCGGCTCTCCTTTCGTAGGTGTTACTCGTCACTTCAAGATTGCAAGTGGCTATAACACAGCGATTTTTTATGGGGATGCTGTGAAGCTCGTTACCGGAGGCACTGTCGAGCGTGATACGTTTGACGCCGCCATGACACCTGTGGGTGTTTTCCTTGGCTGTACATACACCGATCCTAACCTCGGTTATAAGGTGTTCCGACAGTCATACCCCGCTAGCACTGTTGCATCTGACATCGAAGCATATGTTGTTGATGCGACTGACGTTTTGTTCAAGGCCGCTGTCGTATCTTCGGGTACAACTATCGGTGACCTTGCACAGACTGACATCGGTGCTAACGTCGCAGGTGTAGATAACACTGGTGATTCGACTTCAGGCAACTCTCGTTGCGCGATTTCTCACACCAGCGCTACAACTAACACCCTTCCTTTCCGCATCGTCGGTTTGGTTGGGGAAACTAAAAACAGCTCGGGTGGTTTTACTGAGGCTTACGTTAAGTGGAACGCAGGTCACCAGTACGACAACACGACTGGCGTATAAGGAGATTTGAGCAATGGCTATTTCACGCGCCCAGCTACTAAAGGAACTCCTTCCCGGACTGAACGCTTTGTTTGGTATGGAGTACGCAAAATACGGTGAAGAGCACGCCGAAATTTTTGAAACTGAAACCTCAGATCGCTCGTTTGAGGAAGAGACCAAGCTCTCAGGCTTCTCAGCCGCACCTGTTAAAAACGAAGGTGCCGCAATTGAGTATGACAATGCTCAGGAAGCGTGGACTGCTCGCTATACACACGAGACCATCGCGATGGGCTTCTCAATCACTGAGGAAGCTATCGAAGATAACCTGTATGACTCACTGTCTGCTCGTTATACGAAGGCTCTCGCACGTGCTATGGCGTACACCAAGCAGGTCAAGGCCGCTACTATCTTGAATAGTGCGTTTGACACTGGTGTGACCTACGGCGACGGTAAGGCACTTTGCACTACCGATCACCCACTGGTTAGCGGTGGTAGCAACTCGAATGAGCCAACTGTTGCGGCTGATCTTAACGAGACTTCTTTGGAAGCCGCCGTTATCCAGATCGCTGGTTGGACAGACGAGCGTGGTCTTCTCATCGCCGCCAAGCCTAAGAAGCTGGTAATTCCACCCGCTCTTCAGTTCGTTGCAACTCGTTTGCTCGAAACAGAAGGCCGCGTGGGTACTGCGGATAACGACCTTAATGCGATTCGCAATAACGGTTCTATCCCAGAGGGTTACACTGTTAACCATTACCTGACTGATACTGACGCTTGGTTCTTGATGACTGACGTTCCTAACGGTCTTAAGCACTTTGTCCGTACACCAATGTCTACATCTATGGATGCTGACTTTGATACTGGCAACAGCCGCTACAAGGCTCGTGAGCGTTACTCGTTCGGCGTGTCAGACCCATTAGGCATCTTCGGTTCTCCGGGAGCTTAATGACTAAGAGGGGGGCATTTATTGCCCCCTTTCTTTTTCTGTGCTATAAAAAATCAATCCCTGACAGTTACATTCCGTAACTGACATTAGCCAAGACAGGAGATTCACATGGCGAATACTACATTCCAAGGTCCAGTCCGTTCGGAGAATGGGTTTAAGGACATCACTAAAGCGACTGGTACTGGTACAGTAACCGAGAATATCTCGATTGCTCACAACGGTACTAATAGCGTCGTTATCATTAAAGACCTTCCAACGTCCGATCCATCTGTTGCAGGTCAACTGTATAGCAACTCAGGTGTTCTGACTGTATCCGCTGGATAAGGAGTGAACAATGCCTAGATCAGATGTTCAGTCCAAACGCGTCACGGGTGTAGGATCTTTAGGTGTTGGCCCCGCGCGTATTCGCCAAGTGCAAGTTTTGAGCACTACAGGAAGCCCCCGCCTTACTATCACTGATGGTAATGGTGGAAGCACTGTATTAGACCTAGACTTTGTTGCTTCTGACTCTCACTCCGTCAACATTCCTGACGACGGTATTCGGTGCCAGTCAGACGTGTATGTAAGTGCATTCACTAACATTACTGCTATGACAGTGTTCTATGGGTAAATACTATGCGGGCTTACTACAAGAAAGGCGGCTCGGTAAAAACCCCTGCGTGGACGCGTAAAGAGGGTAAAAGCGAGTCGGGCGGGCTTAACAAGGAAGGAGTTGCAAGCTACCGCC